TAATCGAGTGGGCTTGATTGAACTTCGTGCGAAGACGGTCCAGCTCCGCGCCATAGGCCGCGATATCCGCCGACCGGCCGAGGCTGCGGGACGCTATGTCAGCAGGGGACTTGATATCGAGCGCCCGCTCTATACGCCGGGCAAAGGACTCGGCGTCGTTCGCCGCCTTCTGGAAAGACTGACCCGTGGACTGGGTCATCTTCTGAACGGCGGCGTCCGTAGACTGAACCGCCTTCGTTAGATTGTTCAGGTCAGGTATAGCACCCGTAACACCAGAAGTGTTTACTGTGATGCCAAGTTCAGCTGTGGCCATCACACACTCCTACGGTTGCGGTTATCATTGACGCCCCCAAATAGGGCGTCAAAAAGAGCTGGTGTCAGTGGACGAGTCGAAACGGTTTCCCCGGAAGGAGTGACGGTTACTTCCGGCTCCTTCTCTGCCTCATGCCGTGCATTGAGTGCACGAAGGTAGGCGATATCCATTTCGATAAGTATCCTCAGCTCCCACTGTTCTAAGACCCGACGGGATAAACGGCACCACGCCTCGATCTCCTTGAACTCTAGACTGAGCGGCCCGGCGAAACCGGGTCGCCGCGTCCAGCAGAGCTCCTGAAAGTAGCCGAAGAGATAGGCGACCGCTTCCGGGAGGATAGGTCTGCGCCCAGCTACCCATTCGTCGATTGCGTGGCGGCATCGGATTGTGAGGACGCGAAAAAAGCCGACCGTCGCCCGGCCCTATCCGCCACTTGGTCACGAATGAATGGGAACCGGGTGTAGAGCTTGTACGCATTCTCCTCAGTCAACTTGTAGACCTCGCCGTCCAACTTGAACTCGGACCACGAAATCGTAGCAATAGCCAAACCACGCGTCTGGCGATCGAAGAGTTCCGCCGCCGAAAGAGGCGTCGGGTCGTTGGCCTCAAGGCGCTCCGAGGCCATCTTCTCGATAGCCTGACGCTGGCGCACGGAGTCGGGACCGGCTATCTTTATCGAGAAGCCCAACTTCTTACCGTCAGGTCCACGAATTTCGACATCCAGTCCTTCCTCCTGTGCAACCTGCATTGCATCGAAGCGGGAAAGATCTAGCCCTCCCGCACCGTTTAGTTCACTCATTTTTCCACTCCTTCAGTTGTATAGGTATTACGCCTTCGGCGGAGCCGGAGGTTTCGGTGGCGTCGGTACTTGCGGAGGCATGCCGGGCTTCGAGGTCGCCGACGGCTGAGGCTCATCCTCGCCCTCGTCCTCTTCCTCGGCCTCTTCACGCTGCCGGCGCGTGAGCGCGGCGATATCTGGCGCGAACCGGCCAGGGACCCCGTTCACTTCCTTCTTGCCGCCGCCGTCACGCCCCGTCGACAGCAACATGGTACCCGGCACGCCCGGCACCGTCACGATATTCGAGTTGATTTCGACCGTGGCGTTCATGGTCTGAATGGTGTTGGCACCGCCGCCCGCCTCCTGGGACTGCATGATCAGCCCATAGAAAAGACGAGTGGAGTTCGTAGCGCCGACGAGACCGGTAGTGTCATTCAGTTCCACTTTGCACGGGTAGTTCTGGTACGACTGCGAGGCTTCGATCATCTTGATCTGGCCTGCGTCGGTCGCGTCGACGGCGAAGATATTCGCCATGGACCCGGCGTTCTTCGTACCCTTTTGCTTCTTGGTACGGCCTTCGCCGATGAGGTCGGTCGAGATCAACTGGGCCGAGTCACCATAGGGACCCATCTGGGTCCACTTACCGACTTCGAGCCAACTGACTGACGTGAAATCGGCCTCGACGACGTCGGCCGACTGCTCGGGCATAGGGTCTTCACCGATATAGAATCTGCAACCGGCAACTGGGAAGAGAGCCATTTCTGAGGTTCCTTTCTAGGCTACACCGCTACCGTCTCGAACGGCACGGTCACGGGAGTCCTCCAGCGATCGCCGTCCACATACCCTCCAGCTACTCTCGGTCGCGCCGTTATGCGGACCTTGGTGCTCCCGGAGGCGAGCACCCTTCCATGAAAATGGTCGGCGACTTTACCGCCGAGCTCTTGAGAATCTAGCTCGCCGCCGTTAAGAGGCGACATTAGCCCGAGACCAAGAATACCTACATGCTTGTTTTCATCGAGGCTATCGATAACTTCCTGCGTCGGTGTTCCGGGGGAGAACGACACTATGATGTATTGATCCGCCTTCGTCTGACCCTGCGCCGGGTATTGTACGTTGGACCAGATTACTGGCGGAGTCCCGGTCAAGGTCTGTAGATGCACAAGAAGTGCCTCCAGTATCCTTGCCTCGGGAAACATAGCCGTCATCCGAATACCATCTCCGCCGCCAGCCGCCGCTGGTTGGTCTCCACTATTGTTGGCCACTGCTGCACTGCGAGTTCTACGAAGTGCCGCCCCGGTTGATTGTAGTTGCGGCCCAAGGAATCTGTCCCCGTGAAGCCGTAATTCTGTCGCGCCGCGTACGCCGCAATGAAGCCGAAGGACATCGACTGACCAACGGTCCAGTTGGCTATCAGCGCCTCGATCGCCTCGGCGTTCCCCGTCTGCGGCCCGCCCTCGCCATGAGCCTGTGGGTTGATCGGCGGTACTGACCCGCCCGGCACCCCAACCAAGGAGTTCTGTAGGAAGGAGGTATCGACCGGCATGTTGCCTCCCGCCGACACTGGAACCTTCATCAACCGTACCACTTCTTGGGTACTCTGCTTGATGACAGCCTCCAAGAATAACGTGGTATCCGCTACCCACGATTCCACCTGTGCGGTGAAGGACAAGGCTGTCATACACCAACCCTCCTCCGTGATTGCCGTACCGCCGCCGCGATGTAATCCACCTTGTACTCAGCGTGGCAGCGGCAATTGATCACGTCCTGCGGCAAGGCCCCGTGGTCACGGTCGCCGGGGTGCATCATCTTCGCCCCGGTTTCCGGCGAGATAAACGGTGCCTGATACGCCACCTTCTTACCGTGCAGAATGAAGTGCGACCGGCGCTCACGCCCGTCACGATTGGTACGCCAAATCTTGACCACGTCGCGCTCGTCCACCTTGCCCGACGCTATCATTTGCCGTATGGACTCCGCCTGTCCTCCGTGGAGAGAAGTAAGGGTTTCGGTGCGGGCAATGTTCTCACCACGTAGCTGAAGGAGCCTGTCCGAGTAGCGGCCGATCATCATCTGGACGTCTTCGGCCTTCACCGGCTTACCCGCCTCGATAGCCCGGCGCACCTTGGCGTCGAAGCGCGCGTCACGCCGCTGACGCGTGAAATAGTTCGCCATAAGAGCCGGGTCGCCCGACTGTAGTTCCATCTTGGCGTTTTGGACGTAACGCTCCATGGCTGGCGTCAAACCGACTGTACCGCCCTCCCTGCGACCCGTACGGGCCGACACCCGGCCGACTATATCCAGCGCCGTCGTCCTAGGGTTCTGCCCGAGCGCGATACCGGCGCTCAGGGTCTGCCGAACCGTCGCCCGCGCCGTACGCGAAAGCCCAACGACCAACCGGGAGCTGTTCACGCGCAGCCACTCCTCAGCCGGGGGAGACCGCACGTCGAAGCGGAAGATGACACGCGAACCGGTTAACGGATTAACGGTCGCCCGTACCGTTTCAGCGGTCAGCACGGCGGCGTATTTGTAAACATCGGCGACGCTGTCGGCTACCTGAGCGAAGACCACCGGGTCAAGGTTCAGGACCGATAGTGCATGCTCGATATTACCGGTTGCGATAGCATCCTCCAACGCCTTGATGACGGTCTCGTCGGTAATGTCGGCTATGGCGTCAAGAAACGCCTGCCGTACCTGCGGCTCCATCTGGTCGAGGAGTTCTTGGAGGGAGGTAGGTAGCGCAGCCATCAGGACCCCACCACCAGTCGATATACGATAACGATACCGGCCTCCGGAACTCGCAGGACGCGCTTGATTGTCGTCGGCTCACCGTCGATGATCAGCCGGTCGGTGATGGCGGGAACAACGTTCGCCGGCAGCGCCTTGGCGGGGAGGAGCGCCATTCGATCTGTGGCCAGGACGGTAGTGCCATCCACCAAACGGCGATCAACCGCTTGTACAGTACCCACGACATCGTAGGTGCTGATGGATGGTGCATCCGGGTCCCACGGTTGACCGCTGGCTGCTGCCGGCGTCCGTCGTTCCAGCGCGAGCACGCCTTGCCGGAACTCGTTCACCACTTCGAACGCCGTATTCACCATATCGGTATAGAATGCGTCGCTCATGACCTCTTTAGCCACTTCGTCATGCTCTGCCCCTGCTGGCCACCGCCAAGGAGGCAGGAGAGCATGGTGTCAACCACGGTGAGGGTAGGCATCTGACTCGCTACAACGCCTCCCTCGTCGGCGTATGTGACCGAAACTGCGCCGGTCACCGAAACTGACTTGTATACCTTTCCCGCCGTTACGTCAGGCTGCAGCGAACCGGACTTCGATAGCTCGCGCAACGCGCCCTCGTACGTAGCCCGCTCGATCTCGGCGGGTATCACGTCGGGGGGAATGGTATAACCTTGGCAGTTGACCGCGCCTGTACGCGG